TTGTACCGGAGTTAACTCATTGCTAATGAGGATGCAAAAATTTAAAACAACACAGAGTTTGGCAACAAAGATGCTTTTTAGATCGGACTCATAATTGCTAAAAGATATATGTATTCTCTGAATCAATTAGATTGACAAAAGAAATTATTTGAAGAGGAATCCCTATTTATATTACGAAAAACGATTTATGCACAAATTTAAAAACGAATTGTGTAAAAAACGCACATTTAAGTAGAGCCTAAAAAGCCATTAAAGGCTGCCAAAATCGGGCAGCCTTTTTCAATCAATAATTCATTGTCAACACCTCAGTTATCACACAAACAAGGCATTTGAGCCCTCGACGTGTGCGATATTCGCATTTTTTTGTGTTGTTGTAGCAGATAACCAATGAGCGTTGGGGGCTTTTTATTTATTCATAAGCCGTGTAATTCTTTACTTTTTTAATGGTAGCGACAAACGGCATTAACTCTCTGTCTCTCTCAAGCCTGTCTTTCATCACATCGCTTCTGGTAATAAAATATCGTAAGTCTTCAGGGTTATCAGGAAATGCGAATTTTACAATTGCTTTCTCCTCCCCTCTGATAGTTACTAACTTCATATCAAAAAAGGCAATATCCTTATCAAACAAGTTTTCAATACTCGTTCGTTTCTCTTTTGGCATACCAAACCACTCAATTTGTTTCTTTTCTGAAAGGCGTTTAATCTCCATTTTATCGGCGTATAAATAGATTTTATCAGTAAATATTTTTCTTAATAGATTGCGGCAATCGGCATGAATGCACCAGCCGAAGTGAGATGCTGTTTTTCGCATGAAATAGCGATCACTTACATTTTGTTTCCTTAATCTTCGGACGGTTCGCTGCATGCGCTGTTTTATTCGCTTCCGCAAGCGGGTGTGGGTTGGGTAGAACTTATATCCTATGAAGTCAATACCGGCGCTTACTGGTGCAATGCGACTGTTGTTTTTTATCTCATGCTTTAATCCGTGGATTTTTTCTTTCACATCTTCCAGTAGCCTGTGCGCTTCTTGTTTCGAATCGAGAATGAATAGCATATCATCCATGTAGCGAAAATAATGCTTTACACGTGCAACTTCCTTTGCCCAGTGGTCTACGTCCGACAGGATTAAATTGCCAATGTATTGAGAAGGATATGCCCCTATAGGCATGCCTTCATCATGTGAATCAATGATTGAATCTATAAGACGTAGTGTTTTTTGGCACTTAATGACTCTTCGGACCTTTTCTTTTGCGATGCCATGATCTATAGATTGATAGAATTTGCGAATATCGATTTGCAAATAGTACGCATCCGGGTTCTTTCGAAGAGTACTTTGTATCTTTCGCGCGAGCATTGCAACGCCCCTTCCAGGAATGCTGGAATAAGTATCTCTGGTTAATTTCTCTATGAAAAGAGGTGCAACGATATTCATTACGCAATGATGAAGCACTCTGTCAGGGTAGAACCTGGGACAATGTATTTCCCGCTTTTTGGGTTCATAAATCGTGAAAGAATAAAGTTCTCCAAACTGGTAGTCTTCATTGATGAGAGAGTCCTGTATTGCCATGATGCAGGATTCTTTATTCTCGATGAACCACCTCCGCTGGCGGGTCATTTTCTTGCCTTTTACCGCCTTGTGGGCCGCTTCTCTTATATTGTCTATGTCGCATATTTGTGTCCATAAATTTCCGTAACGTTTCATTTTTTTTACCTGCTTCACTCCGGCCAATTTTCGCGATACACTACTCACAAGCCTTTCCGTAGTTTTGTTTTGCTGTGTTTGCAGCAAGGATTTGACGCCCATTTTATTAATGAAGTATTTGAGCCGGCGACCCCGTTGACGTTGTTCGCATTGCCAACGTTGCTCGCATTGTTAGCCCGGCCAGCACCGGCCAACAGCCCCGAACCGCCGTGGCGACAAACCCTGTATTATTATTTAACTCTGATTATCCTGGCATCTCTCAGCACCGGCTGGTCGTCAATGCCGGCTTCAAAAAACCTTATCAGCAACCGAGTCCCTTTGTATCTTCGCCTGTCCGCAATGCCGGCAGAAGTTGCCGGGAATATCACTTTGGGGCCATCAAACTCAACTCGCTCTCGAATCCCAACACTCATTGATTGTATTAATGTTGTCATCTATATTGGTTTACAAAGATTTTTAGTTGAAAATAAGCCTTATTTATTATAGACTTAATTATCTGGTCGGAATACCCTCCATTGGCTGTTGTTTGAAAACTCAAGTAGTTACCTGAACTAATTGGCACGCCGTCGGCATCGTGCTGTATAACCCCGGCGGACTTCCAAACAAAATACTCTCCCCATAATGCGGCTGGTATCCATTCAGCTGATGGCACCCTGCTATCGTCAAACATAACTCCAACAGTGTAACCTGCGGAGCCTGAAAAAGTATCTACGCTGTTTTCGGCAACAAAAGACTCACCTGGTGCAATAGTGCGAGACCTGTAGGTTATATTTTCATTGCCATGATTCAGATAAGTTCCACCTGCCTCGAGCCCAGCAGTTGATTCAATTGATAGATACGGCATAGGCGTTTCACGCACCCAAACAACGTTGAGTGAATTTGGATCATCAATTGCCAGAAGAGTAGAGCCGGAAGCTGCATCGCTAAATGTAGTTCCTTCAACCGTAACAATTACAATAGAATTGTCTCCGAAATTTTGATTTTGGTAAACAACGGAACCTTTAACGATATAGAAACCAATTGGCAATATATCGGAGGGGGAATATTCTGTACCAACAGTGTCATCATTCCATAGTGATGCAAAGTAGCCTTTAAATTTGCTGGCAAACTGAGCAAAAAAGGCATTGATATTAATCTCGCTCGGATTAATGGTCACTATTTTACTGAGTATCTCTCCCTGCATTGACGCCGATTGATCGTCAAGGCAGATCTCATTATTCAACACCGTAACGCATCCTGATACCGTATTCTCATCCCACGTGCCGGGTTGTTGAGAAGAATCATCCATAATAGGGATATTCACAGCAGGAGGCAATGCACCAAAATAAATGCCAGGAGCGCGAACACCCGGGCCGTCAGGATTCAGAGTAAAATCTCCTTTCTCAGGGTTATTCATCACCTGATCTGATGCAAGAGGCGTGAAAATGCAATCGACAAAAGTCATTCTATCAGCTTCAGGCACACCTGCTGAATCCATTCCAGCCACAAGAGAATTGTATCTCTCTGTTGAAGTCGCGCCAGTTACAGGGATTTCAACATCGTTATAGTAGAACTTGCAATCTGCGCACACTAAACAACCATTCAATTCAATTCCGGTATCATCAGCAAAGAAATCCCAAGCTCCAAAAACAGAAGTATAGATTATTCCCGTATAAGAAGTTAACTTTTTTCTTCTTTGTGCTATTGCAACTCCATAGTAAGTATTGTGCTGTAAATTTCCACCCCTAAAACCAAGAGAAATCGGATAATCTGAATTACTTTTGAGGCGTGAAAACACATTGTATGAAACGGCGGACGTGCCGCCTGCCACCCCCATGTACAACCCCGTTCTATGACATATCACAGGTGAGCCGGCGACCCCGTGGACGAGGTACGCAGAGCCAACGCCGCCCGCACTGAAAGCCCGGCCAGCACCGGCCAACAGCCGCGAACCTGTCCATACTGTTACTTCTGAATTTCCCGCAGCACAATTCTGGATAACCATGTTTAAATGCGTAAATCCATATATCAAATAAGTATCGGCGCCATCAAAGACAGCAGCTCCCATATAGTCACCGCGTATCGTACACACATGATCGCCATCAGCCATATCTTCGCTGAAAAAACCAATACATACAATTTGGGTTGGTCTGGGCACACCACTCTCCCAAGCTCGGCGAAGCGTCTCAAAAGGCTTTTGTTGAGTTCCATCCCCTAAGATATCAGATCCTTTTTCATGTACATAGACGGCTCCTGATATATTTGTTCTCCACTTTAATGGCTTCATACTATTTCTGTGTTACAATGTACTTAACTCCTTTACGAGCCCAATTATGGTCGTTAATGTAAAGTTGCTTTTCAACAACTATTACATTTTCATTCTCGTAGGTTCTTTCGTCCGGACGGTTTAACTTATCCAATGTAGGCTCTGAAAGATTTGGCCTTACGGTTTCCTGTATCCAGTCGCGCGCGGCTTCGGATTGCTGAATTGTTTCGGTATCCCAAAGCACTCCGGGTGTTACTTCTATCATCATTTAACTATCGTTTAATCAATTATTAACTACTCTGTGAACGCAACTGCAACTGTACTCCAACGGCTGCAAGTTCACTATCATTTGTCCTTGTAATTTCCCAGGTCAGAATGTCATCTGCCACTATTTCAAGACCAACATCACCGTCAGCGACCGGCACCTGTACGCCACCTGAGTAGGTTACCACGCAGGTAGCCACGTTTCGGAATACAACTCGCTCAATGACGCCTGGGCCAAGCATATTAATGTCTTGAACCATATATATACCTGTGCCAAAATCAAGAGTGTAAGATTTCTTATTGATTTCCTCGCGTAGACCCAGTACATCGTCAATGGCTAGATCACCCAACACTGTGCCCTGGTATGCCCAATGCTCTGGGTGTGTTTCGGGGCTTTCGCCGGCAGGTGCATTCTCCTTGAGGCGATACCACTTCTCTGAATGAAAAAATGTGTCCGGGCTTTCAGGGTTGATGTAACTTATATATTCCGGCACAGCAGGATCATACACATAATCCTTAAGCGGATCATAAGGCCCTGCATTGCCTCCTGAAGTGGCATCCTTCTTATCCATCTTCGCATCCAGAAGCGTTTGCAACCCATCAACCTGGGAACTAGGTATGTTATCATCCTTATGAAAGAATGAATCCAGCCAGTCCCAAAATTGCGCTTGGGTAGGTTTGCTGCCTGTACGGAACCAGTTCTTTATTGTGTTTATTGATTGTTTTGACATGGCTTACAGAGCGATTAATACATAATCAAATGAGATATCCTGAACCGAGGTCGGACCTTCTTCAAAATAAATTTTCATTGAAGTTGTGCCCTTATAATATACGCTCCAAGTCATTGTGTCTTTGTTTCCTTCAGCAGTTGCGTTATTGAGGACTATAGAACCTAACACAATGTAATTAGTTGTTGTAAGAGTTTTTCCGAAGCTAATTGTAACACTATCATTAACAATATTTCCGTCAACAATATCACCAACATTAAAGCTTCCTTTATGTAAAATCTGAACTTTACTATTTAAGGCATCCGTAAGTCCATTTATTTCTGATATCTGATGTGCAGGGTTCGACGGGTGTACGTATTTGTTAGCCTCAGTTTCGATGCCGGCCAGTTTCTCTGCCTCGGTGTCGGCGATTAATCTACTGCCTTCAACCTTATCGACTTTGGCTTGATTGAGAGCCAGAAGGTTTAAAATTCTATTCGCTGAAAGGGTGGCCCAAGGAACATTGTCCTCAGGGTTTGCAGAGGTACCAAATTCCGCGTGATAGGTTGTTTGTTCTCTGCTTGCAATATCAACATTAATAGTGTTAATCGTTTTGATGATTCTTACATTTGTTTGAATTGTCCCTCCTGTGAAAGGCATTAGTTTTCCTTTTAGAAAAATCCATCCGCTTGTTACGCTTGAGCCACTGACTTCGCAGCCGCTTACTATGTAATTGTCGCCACCAAGTGCGCCCAATTTTTCCAGGGCTTCATAGGATGACTGCATGAATGCCAGTGCATCAGTTGTTAATGCAAAATTAGTTGCGCCTGATAAAGTAAGTTTATTCATAGTTTTATTTTTTTATGCCACCAAAATATCGTATCGTTTTCCTGCGAGTTTATAGTAATCAACCAGACTGCGAAGCCGGTAGATATCTGATTGAGCGAATGCGTAGGGAAGTACTACTATAAAATCATAATTCCCTCCTGAATATCCACTATCTGGTTGCAGAACCAGGGTATTACCGGACGTATCACTTCCAAGCAAAACAGGATCTTCATCTGTATCTCTGTTGATTGGTTGAATGATATAACCACCCGCATCTGCTATATATATCCGCCGTAATGACGGATCGAACTCATCATTAAGAGCAGCTGAGAGATAACATACCTGGCTGTTATGATTCAACTTGTAGGCAATGTCATCAGAATAATCAATAAAAAGAGCATGAAGCCTTTGTATTGGATCAATTAGCACACTCAACCATGCCACAATTGTACTTTTGTAAATTCGTGGGGGGCAGGATTGCCGAATTATATTTCCCCAATCTACGTTATACATTTGCCCGGTAGTTTAAGGTTAAATTCTCTGGTGTAATATTGAAGTACCCTGCATGTGGTACTACCTTACCATCAATATTCACATAATCGTTTGCTGCGTATTTACTTTCAGCTGATAAAATCACCGGGATATCAATCCCCTCCGCCTTCTGCAAGGCATCAACCAGTTCGGTAACAATAAACTCCCCATTAAATGGCAGATTTACAATAAAGTCGTTGATTGCATCCTCGGCAGGTTTTACAGAGCTGTCACTCAGCAGAGCTCCATTCTCATCCACAACCAAAGGATTGTACCAGATATCCATAACCAACCGAAGGTCATCGCCCACATCTGAGATATAGGTAATACTTACCCCCGCATCTTTTACCCTCTCCATGTATGTCTCAAAGCTGTTGAGCTCGGTGGCTGATAAAGGAGCCAAGACATCATCCACAAGTTTGGCAACTTTAACAAACAACCTACCGGCCACCTCCTCTGCCGATGCGTGACTGATTATTTGAGCCTCTTCATCCTCCACGGCATAATAATCGGCATCCTGCACCAGGGCATCGCCAAACTGAAAGGCTTTTGCTTTTTCCACGTACCACTGCAAACGGTGTGGACGCTGATTTGCAAGAGCAGTGGTTACATCCGACTTGTGATTGTCGAAAATCTGCTCAAGCACATGAATTGAGAGTGCCACTATGTACAGAAACAAGTTTTCGATACTTACTTTGCTGAACTGCTGGTCGAAAGTCTGTAACGGGTCCAAGCCGTACTTTGCCTCAATGCTGCTGTTGGCAATGAAATTGCTTTTCAGCTCGCTGTGTATTTGTGTGATTGTCCTTGCCATATTATCTTACAATAAAGTCCTGTTCAATTACCATGTAACCGATGCCGCCAAGTGTCGGCTGCACATCTTTGCTCTCGAATTCGTCTATGCTCGTTGCCGGCTTTATATTATTTCGAGTTATGTATCGATAAGCGGCTTTATCGGTTGGTTCGCCTGTAATTATTACCTCAGTGCCTGGGGAGACAATTTGTCCCGGCGTAAAGCCATTTGCCTGTAATATTTCGTTAAGGCCCTGCAAACTGCCTTTTTCCTGCAATACAACATCCAGGATGTTCTGACCTGGTAATAATTTAACCTTTCTCATGCCTTAGTAATTTGCCGATATTGCCAACTCTCCATTTTCAAGAGATACTCTGTCAACTACAAAATCATCGCTTCGCAGGTGTCGCTTCACCTCACTTCTGAGGTTACCCGGGTTATCATCCAATATCCAGCTTTCAATGCCAACACCAAGTTCGGGGTGCTGCTTCCATTCGCCCGGATTGCTTAATACTATGAGTGCCTGGTTCTGAGGTTCCACATTGCCAATCTGCGTACTGCCATTTTCTACCAGCAAATCATAATCACTTCCCAGTTGTATCCCAATTCCCTTCATTAGTGCTTAAACTTTTCGTTTGTAACATCTTCGAGTGCGGTATTTTCAAGCTGTGAACCAAACCACGTAGCTGCTGCCGTTTTCAATGCTGTTCCACCATCGCCTGTGGCGACAACCCAGGATGAGAAAACCGTTTTTAAATCGTTCAAGTCCTGTTTAACTGCGTTTAAATCGTCAATTAAAGACTGGCTAACCAGTACCGGGCCATTCTCGGCATCATTGATAACTAAACCATCAGCATCGACCTTTATTTTTGTGCCGGCCACATTGGCCAGTATCTTATTTACTTTTGACGGATGTATGAGGTAAAGCGCATTTTCATTATTGCCAATAAGCCCTACCAGCACACTGCTTTCCAATTCCGGCACCATTATCACCCTTAATTGTTCCTGGTCAACACTTGCTTTCAGCCTGACATTAAAAAACTCACTACCGTGGAGGTCTTTTACATCAATGGTGCTGGTGCTTTCGTTAACGGCAGACACAAATGCAGGAAAAACCTGAACAGGTGGCTGAGCTATCCGGCCCAGCTTTTCGATTAATTCACGTTCTTTCTTTCCGCTCATAACTTTATACTTATTTCAATTTCACGCCTTACCCCGGCAGTACCTGCGGTTACTTTTGTGCTTTCCACGTAATAACTACCCTCCCGCTCGGGAAATACAGTGTCTTTAATGTTAACCTTGTAGCCCGGATAAACAAAAGGAATAAGAAAACACTCCACACTCCCCTCGTATCCATCGAACTTAAACCTGTCCATCTCCTGACGTGCCATGCTCTTTAGCTCGTCAACACTGTCGATATTGTAAAAGTTTAATGTCCTCAGTGCTCCATCTTCATCGCCCAGCTCTGCTTCCAGTTTGGTATTGTCTCCCCTGAAGCTTATCGCTTTTATCTTGAGCTTAACATCTTCGGCCCTGCGAAACTTCAAATCGTCGGCATTAACAACGTTTACATCATCGCCATTGAGAATTAAAGTTTCCTCACCTGCATTCTGAGTATAAGCAAGCCCAACATACAGCGAACCATCATTTTTAAAATAAATAGTAAGCCCGTATTCATCAGCAAGCTTCTGCAACGCAAAAGCACCATCCACATCACGCAAATAGAATGGGGACAAAGTCATTGCTGGTATGTCACCCGAAAGAGTTATTCCTGTGCCGGCAACTATTTCGCTGAGCACCTCCTGCAAAGTTGTACTCTTCCAGCTTTTATTGATATTCTTCTTGCGCAAAAGATAGTTGTTGTCCTCACACTCTACCTCGAGCGGAATGGTGGGATTGATGGTTCTTACAAAGCCTTTGAACTCTTCTGCTTCGTAATCCCGATCCCTGGTGTGATACCCGATACTGATACTAACGGGATCGCCCACTTTTATGGCATGCTGAACTTCCACAAGACCAGTGCGGTTGCCTTTGTTTTCAATCACGGCAGATGCAGGCATCACTATTTTAGCCGATGCGCCAATGGCAGAGGTACTCTTTCGTACCTCTATGCCACCGGCGCGGCTAAAACGGAAACCTCCGATCCGTATGTCCATATATAAAGTATATGCCATTATTCCTGGATTAAAACAAAGTCCTCATCACTTATCATATTCAGCTCGTAAGCCTGGGCGTTGGGCGTGCCAATCATTTCCGGCAGCTTAAAGCCTGTTATTACCACATTTTCCACAGCGAGTGCCTTGGTAAGTGCATTCACTATTTGCACCGCTTCATTTACTTCAAACAGATCCTTTAGTCGCTCCACATCGTCAAAAGGATAGTTGTTGCTTGTTTCATTGAGCAATACACCACGCAGGGTTATCTGATAGTCGTTGGTGTTGATAATTTCCTTTACAGATCCACGCCTGGTATTACCCGCCAACGATGTACGAACTATTTTTTTACTTCCACTAATCGACATATAAGGCTCCAGTGGCAACTGCCAGCCATTGATGGCCGTTGGCATCATGTAATAAACCCCGTTGGTGCCGTTATGCTCGAGGCCGTCATTGATTTCCTCCGCTGCATCCGGGCGTTGGGCATTGTCCTTATTTGGGAAAGGCCTGCCAACATAAGACCCGCCAAAAGCTTCGCTTATTATTTTTGTTATGTCGAATCTCAGCTCCTGCATTATTGCTGCATGCTTAACTTGTTACTACTATTGAGCACTCTCAACAACTGCTCTGTTACAATCTCACGCATTCGGTCAACACCTTCCTCAACAGTTTCGCTATTGATATTAAAGGTTTCAATCAAATTTCCCAGGTTAATGTTTATATTGGTATTCCTCTGACCTCCTCCGGTTATGCCGGTTATGCCGGATTTAACATCTGCGGAGGAACCCATTCCGGCTGATTCACTATTTAAGTCACCTGGCATTCCCGTGCTACTTCCTACAAAAGCAGGACTCTTAGATGGCTGATTGCCAGAAAGCATCCCTTGAAATGGTAGTTTTATTTTTTTTGCATCCTTGCCTTTCTCAAAACCTGCATTAAACTTTTCTCCAAGTTTAGACCCGGCATGCATTGCATTTCTTTTTGCATCAGAGCCACTAATTCCGGCCACCCCTTCCTTTGCAGCATCCCATGCTTTACCCCAATTTCCTGCGAAAAGTTCTTTGAAAGCTGTTGCAATAGAGCCGACACCCGAAATGAGTCCTTTTATCCTATCAACTACGTAATTCTTAATAATATCTCCAAAGCCTTTCATTACCTCCCAAACACCTAAGATTGCACCTCTAAAGCCTTCGAACTTATTCCACGCCCAAATAACTCCTGCCACAAGAGCGGCAATTCCGGCAATAACAAGTCCTACAGGGTTGGCCATCATTGTGATGTTAAGAGCTCGTTGAGCAACGGCCCAGCCTTTCGTCAATGCAGTTATTGCAAAAACAGTAGTTCGATAAGCCGCCTGTATAGCGAGTCCTGCCTTCATCGTAATAAACCACGCCTTATATATTGCCACCGCAGAACCAACAACCAATGCAAGGGTTTTAATTGTGCTCGCATTCTCCTTGATCCACTGATAAGTTTGAATAAATAATTGCAATACTTTATTAACTACTGGCCCCAGTTTTTCTAAAATATCATCACCAACTTTATTTATAAATTGTCGCCATGCACCAAGGCCTTCACTTGCTGCTGCCTTAGCACTTCCACCATACTGCTTTTGAAGTTCGTTTAAAATTAAGCCCTGTGCTTTTGCCTGCTCTCCCCCTTTCCACATCTGCTTTATCAAATCTTTTTGTTGTTCTGAAAATTGTATTCCAGCCCTTGATAAAGCTCCTAAATTTGCAACAGGATCGTTCAATGCTTTTCCGAGCATTATAGAAGTACTCCTTAAACTTTCAGAACTAGCATTAGCTCCGTATAAACGTGTCGTTACGTCTAAAACAGTTCCCTGTAACTTTAAGAAGTTATCTCCTGCAATATTTGTAAATGTCTGTAACTGAGCTGTAGTATTCTTTAATATTGCTTCATCTCCAAAGATTGTTTGTTCTTGAAGTCTGGATGCTTCTTTGCGCAGTGTTTCAAAGCTCAACCCTGCTGCATTACTTGTAGATTTTATTCCCTGCATTACCTGAGCCTCTGCTTGTACCTGCTCATCCCATGCGCTTAAAGATTTACGAGCCAGTTGAATTCCACCGGCAATAGTAATAAACCGGGTTGCCATAGTTTTAAAGCTATTCTTTAAGCCTTCAGCATTGCGCTTAGATTCTTTCATCTTGTCATTAAGTCGCTGCTGGCCCCTGTTTAGCTTGCCATAAGCAGTATTACCCGATGCAGCAATTTTCTGCATCGGGTTACTCAGCTTATCCTGTAGTGCAAAAGTATATGAATAGGTAGGCATATTACTGGCTCTCTTTTTTACGAATGGTCTTCAACTGGGCGAACTTTTCGGCCCATAATTCATTGGGCAGGCTGCCGGGATCCTGTATCCCTAAATAGTATTGTAGCATGGTATCAATAAACCCAACCGGGTTGTCTTCATACCTTCCTCGGGCAGCCTCTAAAGCTTTTTTACCTGAACCTCCGCCATTTCAATGATTTCATTGATTTGGGAGTTCAGTCCATAGAAATACACGTCTTTGTCGCGCAAATCTTCATTCCCTCCAAGCCAGCAGCTTTGCAAAATAACCTCAGTCATCTTCAGGGGGTTGGTAGCAGCATAACTCATCGCAAGGCTTACTTCAGCACGTTTAGGTGCGCGAATATATCCCACCTTCTTGTCAGCTTCTACCTGAAAAACATCACCATGTTTTTTCTTCCACTCTTGTATTTGCTCCTGAGTGGCTTTACCTTCAATTTTTTCCATTTTAGCCATTGTTTAATTGTTGTTTAATCAGTAATTAAAAGAATGGCCGACCAACGTTTAAGCCGGCCATTTTCGACTTATCTATTTATACAGAGAAACGGTTACAGATTTTCAATGATGTCCAGGGCAAGGAATGGGATAGATATCTCCATAAATGCGTCACCCTGACTCATGCTTTTCTCATATTCGTTGCACTTCACCGACTTTATCAGGTCGGTTACTACATTGTCGCCATTCTTGTAGGTCACCACAATATCAAAACGGATATTGGTAAGGTTTACCACACCCAGCGCAGAGGTTAAAGCCTGCAATTCGCTTTGCAAAAGGGTAATTTCGCCCTCGCAGGTTTCATTTCCGCTCTGGATGGCAATTGGCTTTCGGCCACGCCCGTGCAAATGCTCGTTCTCAACACTCCGGGAGTAGGTAATGCCTCTGATGCCTACAAATTCACGTCCCAGGGCTCTTACCCTGATATCGCTCCATTCAAATTGTTTTGTTTCTACCATAGCAATTATCCGTTATTGACCTCCCAGCCAAGTTTCACACTAATTTCCTGCAAATACCCTTTTTTGCCGATGCCCAGAACTACCTCCACCTTGTTGGTGGCCACAATATTTTGCGTGTCATCCACAAAGGCATTTACATAACTGATTTCACCATTTGCAGTCATTGCCGCATCAACAGCATTTTCAATCAGTCCTTGCAGCTCTTTTGCAGCAGTGGTGGTAATTGTACCATCATCGTCTGTCTCCACATCGTCATTTATTTCCTCAATGTAAGTGGAATAGGCAATCATGGCGGCCTTATCAATTACGGCACGGTCGGTATCAAAAGCATAATCATCGGCTGCCGATACGGCCAGCGGATCACCGGCAAAGTAATACCCCGATTTGCCCACGTAGGTACGCAAACAGATATACCGCTTATCAAATACTTCCTCCACCTTGGGCATATCCTCCTCAAGCGGAGTGCCCGATACCAGTTCGGCATAGGATACTGCCAAAGCACCGTCTTTTACACGGCCCACATTGCGCTGCACCTGAATTTTGGCACGGCGGCCCAGGAACAAACCAACTTCATCGCCCAGTGGAGAAACTATGAATCCAACACCCTGATAAGTGCTTTCGCCCAAATCGGGTAAAGTTTCATCATACACCACAGGCAGGAAAACACGCACGTAACGGTACTTCGTGATAAAGTATTCGCGCAAAGCTGCGGCATTGACTCCGGCAGTTTGCAAATCCAACACTGCAAGAGAATCGTTAACCACGCCCACAAAGCGGATGTCATCACTTGCCTCAATCAACTGTCTCATGTACGGGGTGGCATTCTGATAATCTACCACATCAGCAATAGCAGTAGTGTCCACCACAGGCATAATCCAGCAGGTACGGCCCGGAGCTTCGGCAAAGAAAAGGCGTACACCTTCCACCGCCTGAAGCTCTTCGGGTAAATCTTCGTACCGGGAGTAGGACTTTACATCCCCAAAGGCATGCCCTGCAGGAGATGATGTCATTAGCACCACCATTCCGGCATCGCCTGCACCCGGATCGTCAACCCGGCCAAGCTGGCCAGATTGAAAGTTTATATTAACACCTGGTAAACTCATAATTACTCAGCTTTTAATTCGTCCTGAATTGGCTTAAGAGCTGCTATGCGGTCTTCTTTGCTCTTGCCATCCACTTCCACCTCCAGAGCTTCCACTATATCACCCAGTAAGTGATAATCTGCCTTGTCATCGAGCGCAAGCTCTGCCAAAAGCTCTTTTGCCTTTTCTTCGGTCATGGCATCGCCCTTACCATCCTCAGAGTTAGGTGCAGTTGCCTTGGGGGCCTCCTTTTCCTCCACCAGGCATTCAACCACCTCGAGCTTCTCGCTGCGGGCATGTGCATCGGCCATTGCCTTTTTGAGGAAGCAGTTGCCATCGGTTGTAAAAAACAAATCCACATCGGGATATGCCTTGCGGTAATTTTTCTTTACCTGCTCAAACTTCTTATCGATAATTTTTGCCATTTTACTATTTTTTAAAGTAAGATTCTTTGTCCTTGCTGCCCTTGCTGCTTCCGAAAAAGAAGTTGGTAACAGCACTACGCTCTTCAAAGAGCTTTTGCATCACCATGCCTATTACATTGCTTACAATTGCCAGCAACGCACTGTCCAGGTATTTCACACAAAAAATATTGATAATTACCAGTAACAGAATCAATGGCAGGTTCCAGTTCATTATCTTATGCGCCAGCGAGTCGGTTATATCCTTGCTTTGAGAATAAATGCCACGTGCGCTTTCGGTATTTTCACGGTGGTAGTCCAGTTCCATGCGGTACTGGTCAAGATACTCCTTAAAAGTTGCTTTATCCTCCGGTGAAATATCTTCACGTCCGTCAATTAAATCGCTCAGCAGCTTTGCCGGGGGGAAAGCCTCCCCTATGGTGTCAAGTACATCAGGGGCTTTATTGCTTAGCCACTGGCCTACTTTTGTATCTTTAAATCGTTTCTTATCCATCGTTAATACAGTTCGTAAACGGTTTTGCGTCCTTTCTTTAGTGCCTTTAACACCTCTCGTCTGTTGCTGCCCGGCGAATAACTTACATGAATCCAGGCAGGCTGGTTTTCATCGCCAAACTCCCAGATGAGCTGGTCAAAGTCCAGGTTGTTACTTATGAAATCAAATACCACTGCATTGTTAGCGCAAACAATGTCGGCTGCTTCTCCTTTTACATGCTGCGAATACTTTGCTCCACCAATAATCTTATTGAGTTTTGGAGACCTGTAGCCACTACTTATACTGATTGGCCGCCCCAGATATTCCCTTGCAGGCTGCAAAACCTTTACGGCAAGCATCCTCAGGCAGGCTGTTGCCATGGCATCAGGTGTATTATCAATGCCTTTGTTGAGGGCAGTGATGCTGTGCGTAAGCTCTTCCAGGGAAAAATTATCAGTTAGCATTTTCATTTTTTGCGCTTTTCAAGATGATATATTCGCCGGTCATGATCGTCCAGCTTTTCGTTATGCTTCTCAAGACATTTGTCATGATCCTCCACCTTCTCTTTCAGGTTTACTACTCGTCCGTCCTGCCTGGTGAGCTCGTTTTTAAGCTCCGAATTTTGTTCAATCAATTTGTCCAGGCGTGTCACCACACGGTTAATACTCCAACGAACTGCCCACATAAAAAGGGGGGCAAAGAATCCAACGAGCCCTAAGAGCACCCAAAGTTTAATTTCCATAACAACCATGGTTCTCAGATTAAGGGCGGCCGGTTAAATGGCCGCCCCATAATGCTCCAACTCTACACGGTCATGCCGCTAATGATAGCACCAAAACCTTTTGAAGTTTTAGGGAATGCAATGTGTCGCAAACGAAATCCTACCAAAGTCTGACGGTTTTCGGGGTCATTCGCTGCCAAACTGCGGTACATCTTCACACTTCCGGTAGCTTTTCCGGCACGCCCTGCATAGAATGCAACAGAGGCATTCTGGTCGGTAGCAGGTGCAGCAGCTGTTCCATAAGCTTTTTTCTGGCCGGTGGTACTATCAAATACAGGATTGTAGGATAGTTCATGAATTTCAAACCCGTACATATTCATAATACGCCCGGTAACGATGTCTTTATTGACATAATTTTTCTCAAAATTTTCAGAGGTGAGAAGTAAATCCTCAACATGGTCATTATTGAGAACAAGAATTCGGTCACGCTTAGGCACCTTCAGGTCATCGAATCTCTTTTTCATTGCAATAATATCGGCAGGTCTCAATCTCTTGCGAGGTTGAGCTGCTTCATTGCTTACTCCTGTAGTTGCAATTACAGGAGTTTCGGAAGTATCCTCCAAAGGACACAGAGCGTGCAACGATTTCTCAATCGTAGCCTCCTCAAGTGCCTCTCTGTGTTGACGTATTACCGAACCTTCCTTATCATACGGTAAAGCATACAGCTCATCATCAGTAATTTTTGTATTTTCGGTATCGTATTTATCCAAACTTACGGTTACATCATCATCCGTTCGTTGTACATTAGCTATGGGATAAGTATTGTTATTAATTAAAACATTGGGATCAGCTCCGATGTCAGATAAATGAATCACGTCATTGTTTACGAATTGATTCATACTTGGAATCTTTTCCATAAAAGTGCCCAAATGTCTGAATTTATTAATCAATTCGCCTGTCCAAAGTTCCTGAAGAACTCCTGCCATAAAACCAACACTCATATAGGGTGCGGCAAATGACTGAATTACTGCCAACCCAAAGGCAACTGGGCCGGTTACAGCCAAACTAATACCCAGTACTAACGAGCCGAAGACGGCCATCACGGCCACGAAAAACAGGCCATAGAATAATTTCAAAAAAGCTTTCATTTTTATTTCTGTTTTAAAAAGGGTTACACATCAATTACTCTTCTCCGCGAAAGTCGGGTTCCACACCATAGTGAGCTTTAAACAGCTTCACATACTCATTGCGGTTTTCGCTTCTGAATTTCTCCACCTCTTCGCGGCCAAGCTTCAGCAGGTCTTCGAATTTTTCCACTTTGGCTTTACCTCCGGAGTTGTTGGTCAGGTTTACCTGGTCACCCGGCTTCTGCTGGTCAGGCATCATGTCAATAACATCCTTAAGGGTATCGAAACCGCTCTTTTTGCCAAGCTCAACAAGCTGATCACGCTTATCGGCTGTGAATTTCTTATCAACATTGGCATCTACCAGGTTGATAATTTGACGCTCATTCGCCAGACGAATCTGATCTTTGAGGGTGTCAACTTCAGCTTTCAAAGAATCGGCCCGGTTGGCCAATTCCAGCCTCTCGCTCAAAGTGTCCAGGACGCTTTTTTCTGAGGCATCGGGATTCAAGGCCAGCGTGGTGGCCACTCTTTTGATAAACTCCATACTGTGTTTTGATTTTTGAGATTTGTTTACAAGTGGTATAATGGGGCTGTCATCATCGCGCGACAGCGTTACCAGCTCTTTGTTGCTGTTGTACAATTTTACCTTAAGCGCATTGGGGTTGCTGCCTATGTCGGCAATGCTTATCTCTACCAGGTCGCACTCCACCAGCGTGGCGTACTTCTGTCCGGGCAAAAGATATTGTTCATCTTCGCTTACCGTGACAGGATCCAGTCCGGGAGAGCACATTCGAATAAAGTCATTCTCTACTTTCTTCTCAATCTTCCTGGCAAAGTCATCGTCCGGATCAAACTCCACATCGGCAAGCAGCTGTCCGTTTTCTTTCCTCAGATTACTGGCCTTACCTATTGGCAACACTTCATCCTCGCCATTGCGTCCCTCCCACGGGTTGGGTCGCTTGTGCCACCACAAGACGATAGGATTTTTTGTGTAATTGGTAAGATTGATACCATCGGTCATTACCCTGAAGCCATGTGCATTCAGAACCGATTCATCAGATATTACAAAAGTGTGCTTTGCCATTTTTTGCGTGCTTAATTTTCCTCAAAGATGTACGGCTAATCATCTCAATCCAAATAAGTTTGCAACGCTTTCCGGGTTTTCGGCAACCGTTGCCTCATTACTTTAATTGCGCATTCATAAATGCCATCTTTGAGGCAGTAATTCATGGTTATGGCAAAGAAAAACGAGGCTAAAAAGGAAATGGCCTTCCTGTTCTATATGAACGGGATGATGCAAAAGGAGATCATTGAGCGGTGCGAAATTGGCTCACCTGTTACGCTTCAGCGCTGGATAGAAAAAGGCGGCTGGAAGGAAAAGCGGGCGGCAAAAACAATTACACGTACCGAACTGGTCAATGGTGTGCTCGAGCGTATTGCCAATATGCTGGATGGCGACAATGAAAATTTCAATGCAGACCAGCTGGTCAAGCTTGCATCTACCATCGAACGGCTCGACAAAACAAACAGCCCAGTACTGGCCATGGAGGTGTTTATGAATTTTACAGGATGGTTGCAACAGCAGGCAGTAACCGACCGTGATTTGACACTTGAGGTAATCAAGACTTTCAATAAGTACCAGGACGCTTATATAAGTGCAAAAATGGCTGGCGCATGAGTAAAGTAAGTGAGGCATATAAAAGGTGGAAAGAGCATTGTAAAACGGTTCAGGCCGCAACGATCATTAACAGGCAGGAAGACCCTGCCAAAAAAGATGAACGTATAAGGCGTGCCAAAAAAGATTATGACTTTTTTGTCAACTACTACTTCCCGCATTATGCAAGTGACCCGTGTGCCGATTTCCACATAAAAGAAGCTAATAAATTGCTTAAAGATCCCAACTTTTTTGGGGTATGGGAATGGCCGCGGGAACATGCTAAAAGTGTGCACGCAGATGTAATTGTGCCCATGTGGCTATGGATAAATGACGAGCTGAAAGGCATGGTACTGGTGGGCAAAAACGAAACCGATGCCGCTAACCTTTTGGGCGATGTACAGGCAGAGTTTGAATATAACCAGAGAATTATTCAGGACTTTGGTGTACAAAAGAAAATGGGCGACTGGGAAGAGGGCGAGTTTGAAATTGCCGACGGCATTCTTTTTAAAGCCTACGGACGCGGCCAGAGTGCGCGTGGTATTCGTAACCGGGAAAAACGGCCCAATTATCTGGTAGTAGACGACCTGGACGACGATGAAATTGTACAGAATCCTAAGCGTATTCAAAAAGTGGTTGACTGGCTTTTAGGTAGTGTTTACGGGGCCATGGATATCCGGGCAAGCCGTTTTCTTATGATTGGCAACCGCATACATCCAGAAAGCATACTGGCACATGTAGTGGGCGATGTAAAGCCGGGCGATCCCAAACGCAAGGGCCTGCATCACTCAAAAGTAATGGCCACGGTTGACGGAACTTTTGAAGGAGAACCAAGCTGGCACCAGAAATACACAAAAGGAGATCTTCAACGAAAGTTTGAGCGTATGGGCTTTTATCTGGCCAACCGTGAATATTTTCACCGCGCAAGCCTGCCGGGCAAAAACTTTAAACGTGAGTGGATCCGTTGGGGCTACGTTCCGGCCCTCAGTAAAATGGACAGCATTGTTGCCTACTTCGACCCTTCATACAAGCCAAAAACCACCAACGATTACAAAGCTATTAAGGTCTGGGCAAAGAAAGGCATAAAGCTGTATCATATAGATGCATTCTGCAAGCAAACAACCATTACCGAAGCTGTGCAGTGGCTGTATGACTTTCACGAAAGCCTGCCGCAGAGTGTTATTGTCGATTACTACATGGAAGATGTATTTCTCCAGGACATGTTTTTCGATGACTTTGAACTCGAGGCAAAGAATCGTGGATATTATCTGCCAATAAGAGGGGATAAGCGAAAGAAGCCCGACAAGCTTGCAAGGATACTTTCACTTGTGCCTCTGTGGGAGAGAGGACTGGTAACCTACAACCGCAAGCAGCGCAAAAATTACCACATGATTGTTGGCATTGAACAGCTTATGGCTATTGAAAAAGGAAGTACACTGCCCGATGACGGCCCCGATGCCGATGAGGGCGCAATATGGATTTTACAAAACCGCAGCCGCGAACAGGCTTGGGCGGGTGAGACAGGCCGCCGAAAACGACCTACCGGCTGGTAATACTTAAATGATATGGCATTTATTTTAAAAGCAGATGTGGAGGCAATTATCTATGCCGATGAGTTGGATGTATTAACACAAGCTATTACCGACCACTTTGATAAGGCAGAGCGTTCAACAGTTGACTTTTTTAAGGGTTACCTGCGAAGCCGTTATGATGTGGATCAACTGTTTGCCGATTACGATGGCACCGGCGAAGATAACAGGCCGGCAGCACTGGTTACCTATATGTGCGACTACCTGCTTTGCATCCTTTATGCCACGCAGCCCGATCGCATGTTTCCCGAAAACAGGCGGGAGCGTTGCGAACGTGCAAAAGAGTGGCTCGAAGACATCAACAGTGGCGTAATAGATCCGGGGTTTCCTACAGTTAATTCCGATGAGGAAACTGATATCAATGCACCAATTCAATGGAATAGTAACAAAAAAGTATCATCAACCTGGTAGAGCTATAAGATATGAGCGTAATTAAAGACATGGGACGTGCCTGGTCGCTGGTAAAAGACTGGCGCTTTGCCGACAAAACAATAAAGCTGGGAAAAAACGAAGTGAAGCGCAGCAAAGCTGTGAACATGATTGGTAAAATAATGCAGGTAACCACCCAGCTTACTCAAAAAGAGATTCGCGACTGGCGGCTGGCCAATCAGTATGCCATCGACGTGGATCATCCAAACAGGGCATTGCTGTATCAGATTTACGATGACGCCATGCACGACCTGCATCTTAAAGGTGCCATACGAAACCGCAAACTGGCAGTAATGGGAAAACCGTTTCGTCTGGTGGATGCATCGGGCAAACCAAATACTGATGCAACGGCTATGCTTGCCAATAAATGGTTTCGCAGGTTTGTTTCCCTCAGTCTCGATTCCCGGTTCTATGGCCACAGTCTTATTCAGTTTGGCGATGTAATACGAGATAATGACGAGCTGAAGTTCTCAGAAGTTGAATTGATTCCCCGACACCACGTAAGCCCGGAGTATGGTACACTGCTTAAGAATGTAAGTGACGACCCGTCTAAGGGCGTACCTTACCGCGACACTCCGCTGATGAACTGGGCTATTGAGGTTGGCGATAAGCGCGACCTTGGCGAGCTCAACAGCGTGGCAAAGGAAACCATCAGCAAGAAGTATGTATTGCAGTTCTGGGATGCGTTTGCCGAAATATTTGGCATGCCCATACGTATGGCCACCACGAGCAGTCGCGACCCAAAAGATAAGGCAAAGATTGAGAACATGCTCGACCAGATGGGATCTGCGGCATGGGGATTGTTCCCCGAAGGTACTACGCTTGAACTGGTAGGCAGCAAACAAAGCGATGCCTTTGAGGTGTACGACAGGAGGGTAATACGTGCCAACAGCGAGATGAGCAAAGCCATACTGGGGCAAACTATGACCATGGACGATGGCAGCAGTCTCAGCCAGGCAAAGGTTCATGAGAATGTGGCCGATGATGTGAACGATGCCGACCGCACTTTTATTCACGATGTGGTAAACGATGATTTGTTTCCGCTGCTCATAAAGCACGGATGGCCATTCAAAGGTCTGCGGTTCGAATGGGATGATTCCTACTACTACTCGGCCAACGAGATGAAGGAAATTGAAAACATGCTCCTTACACATTACGAAATTGACCCGGCTTACTTTACCGAAAAGTACGGTGTTAAGATTACAGGTACTAAAGAAAAGCAGGACGTGCAGTTAAAAAAAAAGTCAACCCGCGAAACATTGCCACACTGGCTTATAGATACCGCGACGGAATAAAGCTGCCTGTTACTTTGCTGGCATCCGAAACGGTTGTAAACACTTCACAAACCCTGATTAAACGCCTTTTAAACGGAATTTACAGAAAGAAATACGGGACGGGAAAACTGAGCAAACAGATGTTTGACCACACCTGGAAAACACTTGAGCAATCGCTCTCTGCCGGATGGGGAAAAAACATTGCGGATATTGCCTACAATAAGCCTGACTGGGTATTTACTCAAAACCTGAGGTACAACACTGCTGTTTTTGCAGCTTTTAAGCAAAACAAAGAAATTCAGGATGCCTATAAACTACTGGTTGATGAAAGTGGCAACGCCCGCAATTGGAAACAATTCTATGCCGAAGCTCGCAAGGTAAGCGAGCAATATAACCGGGCATGGCTGCAAACCGAATACAACCAGGCAAGCCAGTCGGCCATGACTGCCCGTAAGTGGCAGGAGTTTCAGGAAAATAAAGACCTCTACCCAAACCTTAAGTATGTAACCGCAGGCGATGAAAGGGTAAGAGACTCACACGCTGTACTGGATGGTAAGATATACCCGATAGATCACTCGTTCTGGGATACTTACTACCCGCCAAACGGATGGGGTTGCCGGTGCTCTGTACAGCAGACTGACGAGGAGCCGAATGCCGATTTACCTCAGGAGCTTCCGGAAATGCCTGAATACATGAAAAATAATCCAGGCAAAACGGCCCGTGTGTTTGGTGAAAGCCATCCTTACTATGGCAGCGATAAGGGCAGAGAAGTAATGGACTTTGTGAGGCAACAGATAAAACCAGCCGCAGACATAACTCGTGCTTTTGAAACTTACCAGGCGTTTGGATCCAACTATAAAAAAATGTACTTCAACGGCAATAATGGTGGTTACCAGGTGGCCCATAATCTTCACAATTTCGATAAAACAGGTGGCAGATATGAGAGAATAGTAGGGCGCAAACTGGCCGACATCGGCAAAGGGGTGGAATTCATGCCCGAGGGACTGGCAAACCGCATTGATATAAGCGTGGATGGTGCATTGTTCGAAATAAAAGGAACTGCCGCCAAATCACCCCAATCAATCAAAAAAGCCATACTTGATGCCCGGAGCAAAGGGGCAGAGGATATGATTATACACATGACCAAAGGCTTTGATTTCGAAGCTGCACGCAAAGGCATAGGCCGTGCAATGGGTGTGAGCGATGCGATTCCGAATGTGTGGTATTTCAACAGAGAGGGCCAACTGGTAAGCTTATACAAAAAAAGCAGACCATAAAGGTCTGCCCTGGCACGGTGGAGGCTTGCGCCCCCTCCGCATTACAAATGTAACAATAACAAGCGGCTATGGCAAGAGATTTTAAATATTTTGATGACGACATGAAACGGCAGGCCAAAGCCGTGGCCAATGCCATACGCAAAGACGTGCCCAGGGTAATAGGGGTTGAGGGTAAAAACTTCTTTGAAGACAGCTGGCGCAAACAGGGATGGGAAGATAATGGCATTAACAAATGGAAGCCAAGAAAGGCACCACCCAAAACCACTGCCACCGGAAAGGTCTCAAAAGCTTACCTCAACTGGAAGCGCAAAAACAACCGGCCAATTCTATACAGTCACGCCAGCGACAGAAAAGGCATACACCTTAAAGACAGCATTAGAGCCATACCGGGCATCGGCAGGGTTACATTTGCAACCAGCAAACCTTATGCACAAGTTCATAATGAGGGTGGACGCGCCGGAAGAGGCAAAGGTTTCCGAATGCCAAAACGCAAGTACATGGGACGAAGCCGGGCACTCGACAGGAGGATATGGGCCAAAACAAACAAGCTTTTACAATCTAAACTAAGATAGCATGGATACACTTTTCACAACCATCAGAGACAGGCTTACGGCACAGGTGCCTGAACTGAAGTACTTCGACTGGGATTATGGCCAGTTTGACGGCGATACAGGCACACCTCCAACGGTACCGGCAGTATTGATGGATATTGAAACCGTGGATTTTAGCCACGGCGGCAGAGGCATGGACTACGGACAGATAATTGTGGTGCTGCGTTGCGGTTTCCGCATTCGTGGTCGAAGCGACTCAAACGCACCGGCATCGCAGGCCATTAATGCGCTTAATTTTCTTGTCACGCTTAAAAGTATAGGTAAGGCGGTGGATGGTTTAAAAAGCCCCGAAACCGGATCTTTAAGAAGGGAGAGCCTGCAAAGAGTAGTGGTGCCTGAGCTGAATGTTTATGAATACCGTTTCTCTGCCAATTACTACGAGCAGGACAACCTGGTAGAGCACGGGACAACACCTAAGCCACCACTGGAAGTTAATGAATAAAAAAAGGCCCCGTAAGTTACGGGGCCTTTTGGTTGTTGTAGCAGATTTCCGGTGTTAATCCATTGCCGATAACAAATCTCTCAATGTTCTTAAATAATCAATTTGCTCATCTACCATGCCCCAGTATTGCTGATCGCGATCGGCGGTAGTGGCATACTTAGCCAGATTAAAGCAGGCATCATCCAAAACATGAGAAAGCTCTTTGGGTGTCATTTCTTCGCTGATGAACTCCTTTACTGCGGTTAAATCAAAGTCCTTTTTCATGCCTGGCCTCCTTTCATCAACTTATTGGTAATCCTAATCCTCAACTCTTTGTCCTCAATATAACATACATCGGCCAGTAAATCTGCCAGCCTGTCCTTTGTTAATCGGTTGTGTTTACGTTTTGGAGACAGAGCCTTGGCAGGGTTTTTAACTTCGGCGCTTTGTGGAAAAAGCTCTTTTTGACTTTCATCAAATCGAATAACCAATTCCTCGGCCCAGTCGCGAAACATGCGGGCCCGTTTGCTTTTGATAAAGAATCCGAGACGAACAATGCCACGCTTTGTGAAAAAAAACTGATGCGGTTGAACATTTGGCAGAATTTCGGAGGCTTTAACACCATTGCTCTCTGGACGGGACAAAATGTCCACCCCTTTGATAAAGTGTTTGCCTTCAATCAATTCTTCACTATGTCTTAAGATAGCTTTCCTGACAACATACTTTGAAGTGTCGTAACCTTTTGCAACTTCAGATGTAGTCATAAAGAATTCATGGTCTACGCTTGGTAGTACTGTAACCGTAAGACCTTCAGTTACTGTAAGGCTCATAGCCTTGCTTTTGTTTTGTTTTTCCATTGTAAGACGTTAAATGGTTATAAAACAGAACACTGCCCGATTAGGTGCGTCTTACAATTCAATCGCGGAGCGAAGAACCAGCCTCAGCTTTCGCTTTCGGCCACCATGCGGGCAGTGCCTTTATGTAAAAAAATAAACTCAGATTGGATTGCTCCTGAGTAAATTGAATTGTAAGACAAGAGCAAATTTAAAAACAATAATCAAAAAAACAAAATAAATAAATTAAGCGTGTCTTATATATGAGAAACGGTATGATTAACTATTAAGGCACATCAATTTACAATTTCCAAAAGATTGCCTTCTAAATCAGCAATAGCAGTAACATTGTTCTTAACCAAAGCACCAAAAGCATTTTTACCCCTAAACTCCATGTATATTACTATTTTATTGCTGTCCTCTTTATGGTAACCCCAGTCAGTTTTCACATGCTCAAAGCTGCCTGGATCGTTCAAGTTATCTTTAACATACATTGCAAGATTAATGTGACGCCCGTCATATACAGAAAAACTTTCATTGACTTTTTCTAACTTCCAAAACGCTTTAGAAAGCTCTAACTGGTCGTCTTTGGTATCAATGATTCTGCTTAATTCATTTTTTATTGAATCGTTGGCAACAGAGTCTTTTAAATTAATCATATTATTCAAAGCTTCATTAAACTCATTTTCATTTGAAGCATTAAAAAACTCCTCTTGATAAGTTTTTGACAGTTCTTCAGTAGTAGGTTCACTATCACCAGCGATAACACCAATAATTACGATGATAAAAAACAGCGCAAAAATAGGCAAGCATCCATATTTAAGTATCTTCTTATTCGCATTCATTCGCTTCTCCATTTGTCTTGGAGTTAATTTTTCTTTTTTCATGACAAAAAAATTAGGTTAAACAATCAATTAACAGTTATTTAAACGGTATTAGAACAGTTGCATTTGGCTTTTTTCTACCCGTTCCATTTTATGGAGTTCACGGCGTGCGGGTGTAGTGAGGTAGTTATAGAAAGTACGCTCGCTTATGCGGTATGCAGGTTCAATAATCGTCCTGAATATCCATCTGTCAGTAGCCCCATTGTCCTTATGCTTCCGGTACGTATCCTGCACATCCACCATTCTTTGAAGCAAATTTTTGCGATTATATGCCATGCCAACAGTTTTTTTTCTATCTTAGTGCTGGGTTCGGCTCCGATAGGCTTTTTGTCTGTTGGGGCTTTTTTTTGTTAAAGCAAAATTAATGATTATTCGTCAATGCCGCAAAACTACTCATTATCAACCACAAACTTCGTATTAAACAGCGCTATTACATCTCTGCACTTCTTAACTCCATTGTAGCTCATATTGTTACTATCTGCATAGTCCGATATTGTCTGTAAGTTCAGGTAGCTTCCAGCCAGTTCAATTAAATGAACCAGGAACTCATTCGGCTCATCAACCTGCATAACGTATTTATGCAGGTTGTATTCCAAACGCCTTTCAAACTCTTGCTTTTGCATGGTTCAGTTTTTTGAAGTGTTGTTATTGGGATGTTGTAGTGCATTAAAACGACACCACAACACATTATATAAATAATGCGCTGTGGCTCGTATCAAGGTTATCCCTCCCGCAATTCGTTTAGGTCAGCAACTTCACATCTTTCTGTATAGTCCTGTAATAGTGCCTTACCTATTTTATCCCAAGAAACCCACATTGAAGTTCCTTTTACATTACCAGTTTTAAGTTTTGCTGGTATGTTTGTGTGCAATGTAACACCTTCTTTCGTGGCGTTGCTAAATCCTGTAATAATCACTTCATTTGCCATTTTTATTAAGTTTTGCCCACGCTCGCAAATCGTGGATGTTTGTAACTCGTATTTAGTGTAGTGCGTATGCGAGGGCGCACTATTCATATAATTAAACGTTATAAACAACACTGCGAACGTGCATTTAATCAGCGCCGGAAGTATTCGGTAATTTATTTTTCCCCGCCCACTTATGCCCTGCGGGGCATTTTGAAAGGGGCATCTTATCAAAAAAATATCCTTTGTATTCAAATGGAAATTTAAAGGCTTTCAAATAATCATAGCTGAAATTCTTATCAGCCAGTTCCGGGTCTTCGCACAAACCCGTCAAGGTGGTGTATATTGCCACCTCGAACGGATTTTCAATGTTTTGTAATTTAATCAAGTGCTTTCTCATAATTCGATAAATGAGCAGGGTTGATTTTCGATTATATCATGTTGTGCAAAAACTTTGCGATAGCCATTTTTAGGCGTTCCAATTGTTATCCAACTCCCTTTTTTTCCGGTATTTTCATCAGTGCCAATATTTACACTCAATATTGTTTCTCCGTTAATTTCCTGCCCTTTGGTTATCATTTCAAAGTTGATAGCTCCTGGATGCTTTTTGCTAATTAGCTCCTGTCTTTTTTCTGCTTTAATTTCGTTACGAGTTTTCATTGTAATATTTTTTATAAGGTTTCTAAAAATGCGTTAACTGCTTCGATTGTATATTTTTTATTAAAATGTTGTTTTCTGTAAGGATTTCCATAAGTGTTCAGCCATTTACCAAATTCGCCTAATTTTTTCATTCCCTTAATTGGCGCTAAAATGTCGGCAGATGCTTCTTTATTAGCTGCTTTTTTTGCTTTGCTTGCGTTGGCTTTTTGGTCTTTTTTTACTTCTTCGTTGCAAAAAAAAAGTTTCCATTCTCTTTCAAGTTCTTTATTTCCGTTGCGAATTTTGCTTACAATATTGTTGTGATATTCAGCCCTGTTTTCAGCTTCTACTTGTCCAACTATTTCAGGTTTTTCTGCTTCTACTGTTGTGTATTGTAAGAATGCGTTGTAAGCCCTTTTTGCGTTTTCGATTTGTTTTGCTGTATATTTCATCTTGTTGTATCTTTTTGTTTTATTTCTATACTGTAAAGATACGACATATTTTTATAGTGTGCAAGTTTTTATGTAAAAAAATGATGTTTTTTTATACTTTTCTTGTCTTTTTTCCCTCCCCTAAAAAATAAATTACCAGGGGCGCAGCATTTAATGAAGGCTGTAGCGGTTTTCCCGTGCAGTTTATAACACGGTGTCAAACCGCATTAAAACGACGGTTTACACCTGTCCGTTGTACACCATAGCCCGTAGCTCGTACAAGCGTAGGTGCAAACTTGGGGCAAAATAAAATTAAAGCCCACCCACATCCTTCATAAAAGCCATCCAAATAGTTTTAGCCTGTCTGCCTGTTGTGTGTCCAAATAAAGGCTTATAAGGTATCAACTTCAATATATCGTTGGCTTTTATTTCGGACTCATTCCATTTGAAAATAAGTGTGCCGTTTGGCTTTAATACTCTCATACACTCATCAAAACCCTTGCTTATCATTTCTTGCCAGTCATTCTCTAATCTTCCATACTTCTTTGCCATCCAACTTGTTTTTCCAAGGGTTTTTAAGTGCGGCGGGTCAAATACCACCATATTAAACTTGTTATTTTCAAATGGCATTTCGGTAAAGTCTGCTATCAAGTCGGGCTTTACTTCAATCGTTCTTAATCCACTTTTGCAGCTACTATCCTTGGCCGTTAAAATTTCGCTACGTTTATCCATAAATAAAGCCCTTGGGTCTTCTTTATCAAACCACATCATTTTGCTTCCACATGTAGCATCTAATATATTGCGGCCGACGCTATTTTTTATTTTTTTACTTTCGTTCATACCTGAAAAATTTATTTAAAATCACGCCACGACAGCATATTGCTATCCGTTAGACATTTATTAAATACTTTGCCAGGCGGCCCACACGATGACAAATATTATCGCGAAAATTGCGATAATGGTCATTGCTATTTTTGCCAGTGTTGTAAAATCTTGTTTTTTCATTGTCTCTTATTTACTTTCTCACGTTTTATTTCTTCATGTAACACGTCTATATTATCTTGAATATACTCAAAGACTTCACGGCTGCATTTGCCATTTTCATAGTACCCAATAAGGTCTTTAGCCGGTATATCTATCATTCTTGTGCCTTTATGGCGACCCCAAGGCATTAAGCTGGAATCTGTAAGTTTTTTCATATTTTCACTAAATTTTTATCGTTATCGATATATGGTTCAAATTCGATGGTTGTTTTTCGGATTAGTCGCCCTGAACCACTACAAGTTTCACAGGTTTTTTTTTCGTAGTATTTATATAGCTCTCCCGGATCAATTAGCACCTTTCCGGCGCCGCAACAATCCGGGCAGGCAATTACCTGGGTGATGTATTTGTTTGTCGTTTTCATTTTCGTTTTACTGTTTTGCCCGGCATCATCCTGCTGTTTAATGGACTAATATTTCTGTCCGCGGCATTTGGGTTCTCTTTTTCTGCCAGGTGTTTGTTCCAGTTCATTTCGGCAGCGGTGTTAATTCGCTCAGTTGTGTACTGTTCAAATGCTGTTAGAATCTTGTTTAAGGTAAGTTTGCCGTAAAGCGGTTGACGCTTGAGGCGGTTCATTACTATGTAGCAATCTTCGAGGGTGAGGTAGTAGTATTCTGTTTGAATTTCGGCGGCAAGGTCAAGGGCCAGCTCATAATCAATTTTTTCCCCGAAAGCAACGGCAGCATCGCCAACTAAAATCGCTATTGCTTTCTCTGTTTTCTCTTGTCCGATTTTAGTTTTCAATGAAACAAGCGATGGATACTTACCCCGGATCACTTTTTCCGGGGTAAGATTTGAAAATGAGCGTGCAATTTCACGAGTTGAAGCGTTGTCTGAAATCATTTGCATGATTCCGCGCTCCTGCCTGGCCGGTTTGTTGTCCATTTTTCATCAGGTTTAAAATTTTATTCAATTGGCTGTTGATAAACTTGATGTCAACATTTCGCTTATAGAAATCATCGAGAGCATTCCAATTTTTTAGAAGATACTCCCATGCTGCCAGGGCTTCGTCAACCCCCCCGGAAACTTTAACAAGATGTTGCCCTATCTTCTTCAGTGCTATTGCATCGCCCTCTCCAAAACGATATAAGAGCCCCGTCTGTTTTTCATAGAAATCACACCATATACGGTTTGCAGGCATGAAGAAAGCGACATCTTCTTTCGCTGTATTCTCTATTTTTTTTAATCCATCCCTGGGAGTTATATCATCCTCCGTTAATGGTACACGCTCTGCAAGTAACTCAAGATCGAAATCGCCTGATTTACGATCGATTTTTTTCAATCTGCCACGACTGTAGCTTAGAATAAATCGATTAATGCGTTTGCTTTCAGGGCTTGTCTTGTATTTCAGTTCGTAATTTTCCATTTTACTCAATTGTGAATGATTCAACATTTAAATTGTCATAACTGAGATCAATCATCCCCAAATCATGACGAGCCATGCGTGCCTCTGTGGCAGATCCAAACCATTTTGCAAAACCGCGAAGGGTGCAAAAATTAACTTCACCATTCTTTTTATAACTGAAATACATTCTTTCACCGTTTTCGTGAATTTTAACAAGCACAAAAGCCTTCAATGGCTTTTTTTGTTTATCAAATCGTTTTAACAACTCTTTTATCATACCTTTGTAATTTAATTGCCGGTACAGGCCGGCGTGGTGTTTAAAACTCGGTTTTATTCATCTCACGAGGCCGGGGGCTGTTCTTTTCACGTTCAAGCTCCCGGTCTTGTTTTTCCTGATGTCTCCATCTGATCAATCCAACGATCAGTAAACAACCAAACAAGATTAACATTGTAACTTCATCAGCTGTCATAATACATCAGATTGAGGCTTATCATTTTCCGGAAAAGGAACGCTCGTGATTGAGAGAGGTACATTAACTCTTTTTCCGAGCTCATCTTTATAGCTGGCTTCAATAAAGTAAGCTGAACGAACCGGCCTGTAAGCACTTCGGATAATTGTTACACCTTCGGTGAAGGTTGGATCATTTATCTCGTCGGCAAGTTTCTGAAGCTCAAGAACACGATTGCCTTTAAGATTGCCTTTAGAATCTTTGCGCAGAAGTCTGTAAATCATATTCACCAACTTAGCGCTTTTATCATCAGTTGCCAGGCTTTCTATATACTTATTCACCATCGCAATCCCGCTTTCAACAGTATCGTCCCAGCCATCGATAATACGGCTGCCGATACTGATTGTCTCACCATGTTCATTAGTGAAATCATGGCTTTGCTGACCTTCTTTAACACCATATAATTCCGCTTTCATGTCAAGAATTGTAATAAAGCTGTTAAATATGTCAGCCTTGAGCTTACTTAGTTCAGAACTCATATTCATGAGTTTCTTCATAGCTTCACTAACGGTTTTCTGAGTAAGCTCTTTATACTGCTCACGTTCTTTCTTTTTTTGCTCCTGTACAGCTTTTTGTTCAAGTTCAAGCTCGCGGAATAATTTGAGCTTTTCATCAGGAGTTAATTTTGATACGTCTACACTCATTTTTAAAAGTTTTAAATTGTTTAAACATTGATTAAATAAGGATTAAAGGTTACTAATTACTTAGATTTAGTTTTTTCGTAAAATTTGTTTGTTTCCTTTTTACTTACTGCTGTGCTATTTCTAACAATTTCTCTATGCAAAGCTCTGTCAGGCTCGGGCGCATTTAAAACATAAATATCAAATGCCTTGCGTGTGTGTAAGCCTTTTTCTATAAACTGCTCACATGCCTTTAACCAGTTCTTTGCCCAGAAGTACCAAAACGCATTACTCCGTATATAAATATTGACAGCTCTTTTGTGAGCAATACCTCGCAATGCCCAATTGTAAAAAAGATTCTCAGCATACTTACAACCAGCTTCGTACCACATCTCCATGTACTCTTCGTTAGAGATATTAAACAAGCCGCAAATCATTGCTTCAACCTTATTACCTCGTTCTTTAATATTGTTCATCTCATTAATTTTGAAATTGAATAACATCAAGGTCTTCACTCATAAGCTCACCTGTTCTTTCAAGAACTCTCTGTTTGTCTCGAAACGCGTAATAAACTGTTTGAAGCTTGCCCGGAGGAATTCGATTAAAATTGTCGTAATTCCCTGCACTTCGGCATGCAATTCGCTTGACATAATCGATGTTTACCTCGCGACCAGTCATTTTCATATATCCGAAAATTGAAGCGATGACACGCTTTCGCCACTTATCCGATTTATCGTTCAGCTGCTCCTTCATTTCGCGACAGAGTTTTTGAAGTTCTTGCACGGTAAGCTCCGTAGAACTCTCTACTCCCCAACCGGCCAATATGGCCCTTCTGTTATCTTCACTCAACCCAAGTTTAGAGGCAAGTGTGTGATGAAGCTTAATTAGTTCTTTTTTGGCGGTTGTTTTCATATCATTATTATTTATTACCGATTTGCGCCCTCTTCCCAGATGGTGTATTCCTGATTTCCGCCGTAACGGCTTTTTGGATAGGCAACGAACTGGCTGACCAGTATTTTTACGGAACTAACGTATTCAATTGCCTGTGCTGTTCGCCCAAGTGGCTTGCTACCTTCAGCGTGACTGATAAAAATGAAAAGCTTGTTCCTGTACTTATCAATCATTTTCTTGATGTACACCTGACCTTTGCCGGTGAACTGCAGGGAGTCGATAAACACTACATCAGGACTCCTTTGCTTGTCAAGTCTTCTCTGAAGATCATCCAGTGGCTCTTTGTCAAGCAGCTGAATTTTACCTGCAACCTCGTGCATCTTCTCAGCTTTAAAGGCTTTCTTTATTGAGAAACTTAATCCCTCCTCAATACTGTCATAAGCCACCTTGCCAAATCTTGTCATATACTTTGCGAGCCTTACAGCAAGCCTTGTTTTTCCGTTGCCTGGCTTTCCCGAAATAATCCATGCCCCCGTTAGCTCCGGGGTGCCTATGAATTCTTTCCATTCGCCATCGAAATTGAGAACTTTAAATTTTTTAGAATATAAGTCTGTTACACTATAAGCTCTCGCCATTTAAACGGGGTTTAATCAGTTGTTCAACGACATTTTAATTGCATTAACTTTTCGCTTAACACGCCTAAAATCACCTTCAGAGTCTTCAATAATTTCTTTTATCTGTTCGCGTTTCGTAATCCCATTTGCGGCACAAACAGCAGCAATATCTGACGTGCTAACTCCTTCGAGTTCGAAGAATTTTCGCCCTATTCTGCTGTAAATCTCTTTGTATCCTTTTTTATTCAGTTTCAAACCTCGTTTGATGCGCTTTTCAAGATGATCCGTAGCACACAACACAATGCCGCAATGATCCTCAAGCTGATTGTATAGTGTTATAAAAAAGTAAAGTACCTGGTCGCTCAACTTGTCTGCCTCATCCATTATCAGGAGCGGTTTTTCCTGTGTTTTCAAAATGCTTACCACTTCAATCATCATTTCATTCACAGTGTATCCTGAATTGTCTCTGCCCATGCTTTTAAGAAGCTCCTGCATAAATGTTTTGCGGTTCCAATACTCGTTACATTGAACCAGATAGGAACGTTTGTTTTCCTGAGCATGGTTACGAAGCGTTAATGTTTTGCCAGTTCCGGCATCTCCAATAACTGCGAATACACCAGAATACTGGCGTGCATTATTAAGGACGTGGTTGAGCAATTTGAAATCTCTTGTTTCAACAACCGCCCACTCGTTATCTGTATGCCCTATCTGACTTGCGATGTTACGCCACATATCATCAGATATAAGTTCCCATTTACCTTTAAGAACCTGAGAGATAGTTGCCGCGCTTACACCGCGCATTGTTTTCGCAGCTTTGTTTTGACTTTCAAAGCGTTTCACATAAGCAGATAATTTATCTGCAATCTGTTGTTTTTGAATTGAATTCATCATAACTTTACATTGTTTTAGAGCCCTCGCCATGCGTATGCAGGCGGGGGTTTCGTTTAAAATTTATTGTACAAATAATCATAGAATTCATCATCATCAATATCCGGCACAACGTTGCTTAGTTCCTTCTGAGCCTTTCCTATCTCTCCGGCTTTAACTCTTCTTTCTCCTTCTTTCTTTCTACTTTTAAGAGATTCAATCCCCTTAAGCGGAGGAGTAATTAACCCGTGTTGTTCTGCAGCAAGTCCATGCTCCTCGAGTATTTTCTCAACGCTGTTTCTTGTATCTACACGGGCAGCTTTATTGGCATTATTAACCTGAGCAAGAAATGAAGCTTCCCAATCGTCAGCCTCTTGTTTACCACGATGTACTTCCACTTTCTGATCAAGCTGTGCCACGTATTGAAAGCCCGCATGTGTCTTTTTAAATATGCAGATAGAGGTCATATCTTCAGGATCGTATTTCACATAGAACTTCCTGTCTATATTTTCTCGATGCCACTTAATATCCGGCTTGAGTGGCTCGTGATATTTTGCGTATGTATATTTTTTCCCTTTCTCCTGAATTGTTAGCCCGTAAGCTGTGTACATTACAGGCTTTTCGCGCAGTATCCAGAACAGGTCTACCATTTCAAGGAAACTAACTGCAGGTGATTTTGAATTGTAACTATTTTTATACATTTCAATTCGTGGCTTACCTGTTGCCGGATGCGGGGCATTGTTCCACTCATCTCTTAACTTTACATATTCGGCAATTGCTTCATCAAGCGTTGGAAGATTTGCTTTGTTAGCCAATATAAATTCCATATTAGCCCTGCTTTCTTCTTTCTTAGCCGTTATATTTTGCCCTGTGAAATACCATTTCTTATGCAGGAACTGCTGTTGGAACCTACCAAAAGCACTCTCTATTGTCTTACTCTTTCCGTTATATGGTTGTGTTCTTATGCTTAAGTGAGCGATTTTCTTAAGAAATTCGCCATTCTGCAACTTCTTATGTCCGCCTTGGTTGTCATATCTTGCCTCGTATGGCTTATGACCAGAGAATTGAACAGCCATTTTGAAGGCCCTAAATTGTGCCTCGAAATCTTCCGTTTTACTTATATGATAGCCAAGAAGGACCTCGCCGTAAGCGTCCATAACTTCGTACACGCTCGTAGTTTGGACCTTACCATCTTCATCCAGATAAAAGAAATTAACTTTTGTGCCATCTGAATACCACAACGAGTCGCGCATTGAAGGCAACTTTGTTGAATGCTGATAAGCATACTTTTCTTTGGCTTTAAGTTCTCCATAACGATGACCATACCATTGTTCTTTTACCTCCGGTTGATATAAATAATTTCTTATGGTCTTTTCAGATGAAAGAGGTTTCCATCCGTTCTCTTCAGCAACACTATTATACTCTTGCCAAAGTTGTTTGAGAGTTAATTTTTCAACATTAGTTGCCCATTTAGCCAATACCCAAGCCTTTGCCAAATCAGACAGCTTTTCTGTATTATTATTACCTGTGCCACCATGAATTAAAGAGCCGTATCCCTCTTTTTCGTATCGTTTAAATTTATTCCTAAGTGGCCTTGGCTTTTTAGGAAGTGTATGTGGAAGATCATCATCTCTTAATTCATTAACCATATTACTTATGTCGTCCCACATATTCACCTTTTTGCCGCCCATAGTCTTTCGCCAGGCTGACCTATTTTTTATGTACTCAGAAATGGCATTAAGAACTTTGGCGTTTGCAGTATATTCGTGAATCTTTTCAATAGCTAATGTATCACCGTCTGGCTTTCTAAATTCCTGAAAGAAACGAAAAGCGTTTAAATCATTTTCAATTAATTCTTTAAGCTTATTTTTCCTTGCCAGTTCGTAGGGACTTTTACCGTCACATAACTTTTTTATTCTGGCTTTTAATTCGTCAGGGATGCTTTCGTACTTCACCATCGCCTTGCGACCATTACCGCCATGCTTCGCAAACTCCACCTTGTATCTGAATCGCCTGTCATAATTAGAATATGACATCAAGCCCATCTCATTATAAAGGCTTTCAGCTTTGATACAGAGTGTATTGTCGATAAATTCAAACATAGCTTTTGATTTTTAGATAAAATATTCTAAGCCTCCTGAGCCTGCTGAGATTCTTGGGCCATCAATTTCTCCCTTGATTCTATTATTTTCGTAAGCGCTTCAAGCAATTCCGGAAATCTTTTAGAAGTTGGGCGGCTCCATATTACATTAGCATGCTCGCGGCTGACACCTATCATTTTTCCAGCAGTTGCCATATCACCGGTTTGTTTTTTTTCATTCACCTCTTCCCTTTTCATTTTTTTTGTCATAGCTTTGTTATTACTCAATTACAAACTTAGAGGATATTTTCTAAACGAGCAAGATAAATTTAGGAAATTTCCAAAATTATTTTTAAATGATTTTAGAGAGGCTAAAGCAATTCATTGATTACAAAGGCATTTCTATATCAGGCTTCGAAAAGTCAATTGGAATGTCAAATGCCTCATTTTCTAAAAGTCTGAGGAATAAGAAAGCTATTGGAACTGATAAATTAGAAAATATCCTCAAAGTTTATCCGGAAATAAACCCAACCTGGTTACTTCGTGGAAAAGGCCCTATGCTTATCTCTGAGAAAACTAATTGCTATGATAGTACAGAAAACTTTCAGAACCATGTAAATGAGGAATATTTAAACTATGCCAGTACTTCAATTATAGATTATATGAAAACAAAGGATCGGCGAATTGAAGATTTGTGTTCCGAAAATGGAGCTTTAAAGAAAGAAATAGAGATTCTCAAACGCCAATTAAATAGTGATTGAGTTTTATTTATACACGAAAACTACCAACGCCAGGCATTCAACCACACATTTTCCCCTTATTTACGGTACAAAACGAATAAATTAACTTCGTAAAACCCAAAAAACAAAGCCGTTATACCCATAATTTAATTTGTGTTAAAGTCTTTTTTTTATGTATTTTCTGGGTCAACTCGAATAAAAAAACAGCTTTTATCTATTTTTTTACATTCGTTTTATATCTCACTCAACACCAAAAACCTGTTAAATTGTCCGCCCAACTGTCCGCCCAACTGTCCGCCCAACCCAAAAAATAAACGAAAATGCAGCATTTTACACGCTACCTATTTGCGAGTAATAGCAGTTGCTTTTATGGTCGTTTTTAATGCCGGCTTACATGTCCTTATGCCTTGTAAATTATACTTTTTGCCTCATATTTGACCAGTATTAAAGGCCTATAAAAAAAGGCCCCGTATTGGAGCCTTATAATTGAAGTTGAATTATACTGAAATTATACCTGTTTGCACTTTTCGTTTTTACGCTGTTTTACGCAGCCTTTTAAAATCAATGTTTTAGGTTTTTTGTTTTTGTAGTTTTTGTTTTTCCCCCCTTAAGTGATATTTTTATCCGTATAAAATAAGTC